CACATTACCTGGGTTAGTCCAAGTACCAGAGCTTGTGAATACATCCATATTAGAGAACCCACCAGCAATACCTGTTAATGAAGAACCATCTCCACTAAAGGTAGAAGCTGTTATAGTTCCACCTGGGGTTGTAATATTAGCTGCACCTATAGTAACACCTGGAGTTGTAATGTCTCCTGTTGCACTCAAAGCACCTGTTACAGCAACACCTGGTGCAGTTACGGCTACTTTTGTTGTGCCATTATTTTGAATATTTATATTACCCGAAGTATCAGAAGTTAGCTCTAAACCGGTCGTGGTATCTGCATTAATATTGACTGCCATAATTTATCCCTATAAAATAACCCAGCGTTGTCCGCTTGGAATAGTTACTGTAACGCCTGAATCGATTGTAATAGGCCCTACACTCATTGCATTCTTGCCTGTAGACAACGTGTAATTTGTTGTCACGGTTAATTCGTTTTCTTGGAAGACTTGGTCACCACCTCCACCTGTGGCACCTCCACCTATGCTTCCCCATGTAGTAGTATACCCTTCAAACGAATCTGTGTCACTATTATACCTTATCATACCCGTTTGTGGGGAGCCTGGTCTTTGCAAAGTTGTACCGTTTGGTAATCGAATACTTGCTGTGTTTGAGAAGGTTAGAGTTGCTGGTGATGTTAATGTTCCGCCAGAAATAGTGAGTCCTGTAAATGTACCTGCCGCCGCTGCTGTACCTCCGATTGCTGGAGGAGAAGCAAATAATGCTGTAATACCAGAACCTGATACAGTTCCACCTGCAGTTAAACTCGTAAATGTACCCGCCGCTGCTGTGCTTCCACCAATTACTGTACCATCTATAGTACCGCCATTAATGTCTGCACTTGAAGTTGAGATTGAAGCTAGATCAGTAATAACATTGACAACATTAGTTCCATCATTAAATACTAAAGTACTTTTACCTGCTGGGACCGCTACTCCTGTACCTGTGGCATTTTTAACAGTAACGGTATCTGCAAGTCCATTATTAATAATATAAAACTTCTCAACAAAAGGAACAATTAGATTTCTAGCTCCACCTGATGTACCTGTTAAGTTAAGTCTTAAATTACGTGCTGTTTGAGAAGTATTAGAATCTGTTAATGTTAAGGTAACGTCACTACTTGAAAAGCTAACATTAGCAGAACCCGTAATAGCTTCTTCGATTGCTGTGCCTAAGTTAATATTGGTCGTAGAACCCCAGGTACCTGACTGGTCACCGGTACCAATTAACTCTATTTTTAAGCTTGAATATGTACTTGCCATAATATATCCTTGATTTTATGCTATTTTAACTCGATTGTCCTTCTAATGGAATACTTGTAGCATGTACTCTTGTATGTCTTTTTGCATCCCAAGGTTGTCCACAATCAGAGCAGGTTCCTGAATTATATTCTTCAGCGTCTACGGTCATACCACAATTAGAACATTCAAGTTCTACTTCATAAGCACAAACAACGGTGCCATCTTCTTTTTTTACTGCATCTATTTTTATCATGCTGCTATCCTTTGCCAATTTGGTGTTTGCGGAGTAGGTATAGTGACCCATCCTGCTGTTTGATTAGTATCAACTAATCCCCATACTAAAGTAAATGTATTTGTTTGACATACAGCTTGTACGCCGGTCACATTAACATTTATACCTTGTCCTTCTATTACTGTCGCATTACCTAATCTAGTTGTACCTAGTACACCTAGTGGATAGACTTTTGCATCTGCAGTAACAGTTGCACTACCTAATGCTGTTGTACCTACATTGCCAGTAACATTAACGCTTACGCCAGTACCCTCTATTACAGTAACAGAACCTAGTGTAGTTGTACCAACTTCACCTGTAACATCTACATTTGCATCGGCTTCTGCTTGTGCGGTACCTAAACCTAGAGTACCTTGAACTCCTGTAACATTAATAACGGCTATACCGGTTACAGTAACATCACCAACCGCTGTGGTTCCTACTTCTCCAGTTACACTTACATTAGCACCTGCAGTTACAGTGACTGAGTTTAATGCAGTAGTAGCTTCTTCTCCAGTAACGTTTGCATTTGCATCTGCTTCAGCTTGTGCCGTACCTAGAGCGGTTGTTCCTTGTACACCTACAAGATTTACTGCAACATCGAGTTTAATTACTGCTGTACCTAAGCTTGTAATTGCTTCTAGCCCAGTAACATCTATACTTCCATCTGCTTCTACAGCTACTGTATTAAGAGCTGTTGTTCCTTGTACACCTGTTACATCTACATTAGCATCAGCGGTTGTAGTCACTAATCCTAATGCTGTAGTACCTACTTCTCCAGTCACATTGGCATTAACACCTGTACCTTCTATGACTGTAACTAAACCTAATGTTGTGGTTCCTACTTCTCCAGTTACATTGGCATTAGCATCGGCTTCTACGGCAGCTGTACCTAACGCCGTAGTTCCTACTACACCTGTAACATTAACATTTGCATCTGCGGTAGTTGTTACACTACCTAAATTCCCTGTTGCAAATACCCCAGTTGGGAATACATTTGCTGCTGCTACGACAGTCTCATTTCCTAATGCAGTAGTACCTTGTACGCCTGTAACGGCTACTGATACACTGACATTGCCTAACGCGGAAAACGCGGCACTGGAATATGGGCTATCTGAAAACATTTACAGTACCAGCCATCTTTGTCCTGACGGTACTGTTACAGTTACTCCTGGATCTACAGTAACTGGTCCAACACTCATTGCATTATATCCATTAGGGATTACATAACTCGAAGTTATAGTCGCGTTATGGGCTATGATCCCATCATTAGCAGCTAAGTGATTACCTGATAAATTTCCGTCAACAGTAACATTGTTATTCGCATCACCATAGACAGCTTTACCTGCTGGATACACGACAAATACATCTTTCTCACCTGCAGAAAAATTAACTAAACTACCTGCGTTAGAAGATGCTAAAACGGTATCACGAGATAAAGTTGTGCCTGATGCAGTATATGTACCAAGACCTACTTCCCACTCATTACTTGTACCTAACTGTATTGTGTAATACGTAGTATTACCATCGCCTATGGCAGCAAAACTTTGATAGTCAGTTGCTGCACCAGCTAACGTTACAGTACCCGTACCTGTAGTGGTCGTAGTTTCTTTTACCCTGTCTTTTACAACAAGAGCCATACTAGCCTCCTAATTAGGCTATTCTAATAATAGCGTTTGATGCGTCCGCTGTAGGAAATACTACAGTAAAGTCACCTGCTGTTGATGTTTTATCACCACCAAAATCTAATACAGCTACAGCTGGATCACCCGCTTGAGTATCATTATAAATTAATGCACCACGTGCTGTAATTGTAGAAGAAGTCCAAGTTTCATCATTAAAATCTAAGTACGCTGTTGTACCTGATGAAGTTGGAGCAACTGTTGTAAGTGCTTGTCCACCAGCAGAATAACCAGTACCTGATACTTCGTTAGTAGCTGTATATGCTGTAGTTGTCGCATCTAATGTAGCTGATGATGTATATAATGCTAGGTTAAAAGTGTCCGGTGTTGTACCTGCGCGAGCCACTGTTGTACCGAAAGCATGAACACCGTTCAGTAATTCTACTTTAAATGACGTACACATTGCTTGAGTAATTGCCATTTTTATATCTCCAAAATTTTAACTAAATCTGAATGCCCTGCTTCACGCAGTTTATTCGCTATGGTTGTATGATTAGACTTAATCGCCTTTTTCATATATTGCACTAGAACTTGTCTAATGTGATTTTTGTAAGCTTCTGCTTGCTCACGTATTAACGGATTAGCATCTTGCGCGACATAAATAATCTTCGCTAATGCCATTTCCGCTATCTGTTCAGGCGTATGCCCTTGTCCTACTTCTGACGTTACAACATCAAACTGTAACGTTCCAAAATTCATTTCTTTCATCGGCTAATTACCGGTATCCTTTCTTGCCCACTTCTGTAAGCATCACGGCGATTTTTACCTTCACCTAAGTTTTGTAATAACTGCATAGCTTCATTATATCGAGCTGTATACATTGTTATTGTATCAGGTTCTTCCTTCATAAACGCAGCTGCTTCCAACAAACTTCCATAGAATAAAGCAGTATCAAAGTTATTACCCAACCAAGTGTTACCAGCTGTAACAATAGACTCAGGATAATAATAGTAATGAAGCTCAACACTATAGTTAGCGTCTGGAGTAGGACCGAGTATAAGTGCTGTATCATCAAATATGGCATAGTATTCTGGCTTTCCATAAAACGGTGTATCGGTATCAGGAAAAGCTTCTCTAATAAAGTTTACGTCTTTATTTAATAAATAAGTATATTCGTTAGTTGCACTAATTACAGCCATACTAAATGTAGATAACCAATCACTTGGCAACTGTAAATATTTATTACCTAAAGTCATATTACCTGTTACGTTTTTACGTAAGTCTGGTAACTGCACAGTATTATAGATGCGTTGTTCAGCATTCTCTATAAAGGTATTTACATCAGTTGTGCTGTATTGGTTTTCAGTATATGACTGAATCGCTGCTACTAATTCTGTGTAATTCATTACTTATCCTTATGCCATTGGGCCGCGTGCTTTTGTACCTTTTGTCGCTGCGCCATTACCACGTGTGACTACACCTTCTGTTTTTACATCTTTTTCAGGATAACCACAGCAAGATAAATCTTGGCTATATGTTTCTGGTTGCTTGTATGTTACGTTAGCACCTTTTCTATCTTTGTTCATATTATACTCCTAAGTTGTTGTTACTGTAACCGTGCCAACCCCGCCGGTCGCTTGCAAATCATCTTCTAATCCTGATAACTTTAAAGGATTATTAAGTCCTACTGGGTCCCAACCCCATTGAATATCTCTACTACTATATGTACCTGATGGTACAAAACTTAAGTCAGGTCTTGGGTCTCTGACTGCTTGTGGATCTTCTACAGGGTACATACCTTGTAAATTTTGTGGGTGATCTGGTTCCCAACATTCTTTGCAGACTTTAATTTCAGTGTTATTGGTTCTTATCGTTAACTTTCTTAACTCTTTTAACTTAAACTGAAACCCACATCTGTCACAATCGGCTATTGCATTTTTGCCTGAGGTAAACTTATTAGCCATGTTAAACCTTTATAAATATTGAGGACGAGGCGCTAATCTATAATCTGCTTTTTCTCTATCCTCTGTAGAAGCTAACATCCACTGCTCTTCATATTCTTGTTTTAAAAACTGTGTTCTGTCTCCAGCATTAGGCAGTTTCATACTTAAATAGAAAGCTAACCCTGCAACTAAACAAGGTAAAAATCTAAATGGTATATCTTGTGTATTAACGCCAGTACCTGCATCTTGTATACGTCTTAATCTCCAATACTTAAATACATAAGTATTGTCTTGGTTTGGTGTTGGCCATACATTAATTGATGGCTGTGTTGCTTGTCTATTTATCCAAACTTGTATAGGTCGACCTGTCGCATTCTTAGCAGGGATAGAAATATAGGTATCCGCTGATATTCTAGATATTGTAATATCCTGTTGATTCTGTCCTGTGCCTGTTCTAATTACATGATCTAATAAATCAATCGTATCTGCAGGTAAATTATAAGTGGCTGTTCCGTTAGTTAAGTTAATACTACCTTCTTCAATAGTCCATAAATTAATACCACGATTTGCCCATTCTGCAGTCATTAAATTTAAACTACGTCGAGCAGTTCTTAAATCATATCCAGTACGAAGCTCTTGACCACATCGCTCGAATGCTTCTTCGACTAATTGATTTAAGTCTAAATTAAATACTGCTGTTCCTGAAGTTGCCATTATTTATTCCTTTTTCTTTTTAAAGGTGCTACTCTTCTTGGTTTACCTGCTGGCTGACCAAGACTTTTCTTTTGTGCTATTCTAGTCTTTTTCTCAGCTGATGTCATTTCACCCGAAGTTTTGGGGGTCTCGGTTGACACTCGTTTGCTAGGTCGGCAATACGGAGTACCTCGCGATTCCCCTTTCTGTCTACCGCACGGTTTGCCGGTCCTAACATCTTTCCAATCTTCTTTAAACCAGCGTTTAAGTGCAGCACCTTTAGCTGTCTTTCTAACTGCCATTATTTACCTTTGTTTTTTCTACATTTAGCAATAGCGCCCGATGCGTATGCGCTAGGGAAAACTTTATATTGAGCCTTTACCTTTTTGTAACACGCGTCTTTAACTGTACCACCTTCTTTAAGCTTTTTAAGCTTTTTCTCAGACAGACATCCCATGCCACGTGAAGCTCTCATTACACCATTCTTCCTTTAGTTTTGCCTTTTGTAGCTACGCCGTCACAGCCTTTTTTAACTGAACCACCTTTAGCCATTTTCTTCATACCTTTGTGAGCTGAATTTTTCATCATTTTTCCATTTGGCATTTTGTGATAACCCGGTTTGACTTTACCGCCTTTTTTCATTCCCCCTAAACTAGCTCCGCCTTGTGGTGCTAGGGCTCGCATGTCTCCTGGAACTCCTCCTAACCTAGATCTTTGAGGTACAGCTCCTGCTGGCATTGCAGCCATTGCAGCTGCTCTTTGTTGTGCTAAAAGAGCAAGTTCTTCTTTTGTTGGCATTGAACCAGCTGCAGCTGCAGTCATTCCACCATCTTGCATTTTTTTAACTTTACCACCTTTTGTCATTTTTTTACCGCATCCAGCCATAATAGTCTCCTAATATAATTTGCCTTTTGTTTTACCACGAACAGCACAGCCATCTTTACAATAGACTTTGCCACCCTTTTTCATACCCATAGATTTTCTAGCATTATCTTGTAATGCTCTACCCATTTTTTCTTTTTCAGTAGCTTCTCTACCAACACCGATAATGTCTTTAGCTTTCTCCATCATTGTCTTTTCTTTTTTAGGAGCATCCATTTTATCTACTTTTTTAGGAGTAAAGTTTGGCATCGGTGCATTAGACTTATTAAGTTTAGCATCCTGGTATGTTTTTACTTCTTCTTTTTTAGGTTTTGGAGCTGGTTTTTTAACAACACTCATTTTTGGACCAATATCGGTTTTAGTAGGTTTATAACCTTCTGATCCAGGCGCAGCTGTTTTCTTTGCTTGCCTTTCTTCCATACTTCTTAACCTTGCTCTTTTTCTAGCTTCTTCTTTTAGTTTTGCTCTAATTTCTGTTCCAGTTGGCATAATAGTCTCCTAATATAATTTACCTTTTGTTTTACCTTTAACAGCACAGCCATCAGCTCGTTTAGAACATGATGAAACTTTGCCACCTTTTTTATAATTGTTCTTAGTCATGCCCATACCAATCTTGCCACCTTTTTTCATGTAGCCCATTTTGTTACGAACATCTTTAGGTAATTTACCTAAGCTGTCTTTTTTCTCTTTTGGTACTGATTTCATATCATCAGACTTTTTAAATCCTTCTGGTGGAGGTAAATCTGTTTCTTTCTCACCAAACATTTTTTTGTCTTCTTCTGTCATACCACCTTTTTCATACTTTTTCACTTTAGTAAACTCCTTACCGACTGATTGAGGTACGCCAACTTTCTTAGCAAACTTAGGGTTGTTTGCTACAGCTTGCATAAAGCGTTCTTGCTTTTTACTCTTTGCTGGCATCTTTTTTTCTTTTTACCCATGATTGAACTGTTTTAGTTTCGTAAATACGAATACCTGTCCAAACGATTGTAAAGAGTGCTGCTATTGCCGGTAGCCAAGCTAGGATCGAACCCACAGCTGTGAAAACCGATGCAGCATCTACTGCGTGTTTTGTTGATTCGTCCATATGATTCATCACCTTTGTTAACATTTCCATCTCCTACGCGCTTGGCGTAACCTTGAGTTAGGGTCTTTAGCTGCTTTTGGAAAATCTTTCATCTGCCCTGCTGATCTTGCACAAAATGACTTACGTCGTTTCGCATCTTTAGAACCAGGTTTAGGACTCCCTGTAACAGCCGTTTTTAATTTAGAACCGGGATTAGCTTTACGATAGGCTTTAAC